CACAAGCAATTGACCCGGCAAAATTTGTTCAGAGAATTTTTGAGAGCTTCGATGAATCTCCTGAAGATTTACTGAATATGGAGAAGATACAAAACGTCAACCAACAACCTCAACCAACTCCGGGTACAGCACCCGAACAAACTCCTCCAGGACCAGAACCAGGTATGGCTGATTTAAGTCAGATGCCAGGAATGGGAATACCAGACATGGAAGGGCAAGGTAGTGAGGAAGAACAATTGCAGGAGGTACTAGCAAATGTCAGAAGAAGTCAAAACACCGGAACAAGGTAGTGAAGATACCAGGGTTAAAATAAACCCAAAGGATGCCGCTACATCTATGTTACCTGCTGGATTGGACGCAAACAATTTAACTCCAGAACAGCAAATGAATTATACATCTACAATGGTTAAAGCATCACGTTTACACGAAAAAGCCATAGATGGATTATCCAAAGAAGAGGAGGATGTGTTTAATGCATTACTTATAGCTACACCGGATGATATCCCTGTAGAAGATAGGTTTGCTCAAGCACAGCAACTCTTTAACACTACTGTGAAAAAAGTAGAGAAAAAAGAAGAACAACCAGAAGAAGGCACAAAGGTTTCTCCAAAAGGTGAAGCGGATGTAAGTTCCAAGGTTGCAATAAATAATAGTAATCTGTTAGAGGAAACGAATCCAGCTCCATATGGTGATGATAACGAATATTTCAAATTCTTAGAAGATAGATACAAAAAACAGACTACTGTTAAAAGACTACAAAATAACAACTAGGAGGTAACTTAATATGCCACAAGGAGCAATTAGTTATTTAAACGAGGAAGCCAGACTTGCCAAGATTAAAATTGACTCTGATATCAGATTTCAAGCTGGTAACATGATGCAATTCAGAAACTTGGCTAAGCCTATAAATTCCTATGGCAAGAACAAAGGTTCACAAGTTGAGATAGAAAAGTACCAAAAACTTGGCACTGCAACTGGAACAATCAGTGAACTTCAATCTTTGCCTATGCAAAAACCAAGTGTTGGATTTGTAGTTGCAACTGTTAACGAATATGGTAACGGTGTATCTTATACTAGAAAAGCACAAACTTTAGCAGAATATTCTGTAGATGAAACTCTTAAGAAAATTCTTGCTATGAACGTAGCTGAATCTATGGATAAGATTGCTGGAACTGAATTCCAAAATGCAGATGTATTCTACACTCCAACCGGAGCTTCAGCAGGTACATTCGATAAGGATGGAACTGTTAGTACTGGAGCAGGGGCAAGTGTTAGTGCATTCCATATTAGAGAAATTATCAAAAACATGAAAAACGATAACGTACCTAAATGGGACGGAAACTCTTACTTAGGAGTTTTCTCAGCATTCGCAATGTCCAAATTATTCGAAGATACTGCAACAGGCGGTATTGTCGATTTACATAAATACGACCAACCAGAAAATTTAATCAATGGTGAGATAGGTTCTTACTTTGGATTAAGAATGGTAGAAGAGAACAATGTTCTTTCTAGCACAATTGGTGGTCATGCATCGCATCAGGGTGAGGTAATCATCTGCGGGTTCGAACCTGTAGTAGAAGTATTAGCACAACCTGAAGCAACGATGATAGAATCATGGGACTTTGGTAGATTTACTGGAGTAGCATGGAACGCACTGACAGGGTTCAAAAAAGTTTGGACTAATTCCACTGACAGTGAGTATCACTTAGTTAGAATTCATTCTAACGATTAATGGAGGTAACAACCAATGGCTTTTAATAGTAAAGTAAATGCTATGATAATTCCAGTATCAGCTGACCTTGACGGAACAGCTGGTGATGATTTTACCTTCAAGGTAAATCACCCTATGGTTGTACATAGACTTGAATTTATCGTACAAACAGCAGTTGTAGCTACATCTACTGCACCAGTAGTATCATTAGATTTTACTGACACAGTAGGCAGCGTATCTAGAGCTGAAAAAGTAACACTAACAATTCCAAACACTACAGCAGCTGGTGTAACAATAGAAGCGGATTTAACTCCGTTCTTTGTACAAGACACTGACATCTTACATTTCGAAAGAAAAACGCAAGGTGCTGGTGGTACTACAGCTGGTGATGGGTATTTCTTATTGTATTATGAGTTAATCCCAGACGGCAATGGAGTTGCTTAAACAACATGTGGTATAGAGTGCATCTTAATAGAATTCACTTTAACCCATTGGATAAGGAGGGCAAGTTCGTAAGAGTCTTGTCCTCTGGACCTATATTTAATGTGGAAACATCATCAGACTTAGAAGTTGAATTGCTATACATGTTAGCAGAAGAAAACTCTGAACTGATGCAATTTGTTAAATCCTGGACAGAACAAGATAACTCTTGGTATCAGCTAGTATTTACCAAATTGTCAGACGCATCGAGAGCTGGGTTTACCGGCAAAATGAAAGTATTTAGTTATTGTGGTTATGCGTTGTTTCAACGTATTAAAGACCATATACAATTTGAAACTAAATATATGAACATAGGACAATTAAGTGCCTATAATCTACAATCAAGAGATGTAAAAGAAGAAGTAAGAAACAAACCTAACCATACAATCCCAGGTGGCGAAAAGGTAGGACAAGACTGGGTACAGAAACATGGAGGAGAATAGATGTCAAGAAGTGAATTAAATTATGATAGAAGCAACGTAGTTACAAAAGTAAAGAGTATGTGTGGCAGAAACTTTACTGGTATTGATGATGTAATTAAAGATTTGATAAACGTGTCAATAGAATTGTTTGGTAACATGGTATCTTCTGTTTATGATGAATTCGTGTATACACATACAATAACTAGTGGTGAAGTAACTGCTAAAACAGACGAATATAATTTACCTAATAGAACCAAATGTATAGTGGATGCATATTATATTGACGTATCTGGAAGTGATGATGTTTATTATCCAATCCATTTAAGAAGTCCAATTGATTTTGATTCAGCAGTATCACATGGTACTACATACGGAAGACCAAGTTTTGATTACGGTTCAGATACATTAAAGTTTGGACCAGGGTATATGTCGAGTCGTTCTACTCGTGCTGATTATCAAGGGATACCTCAATCTGGATATAGAGTTAATAATGCGTTTCATGTCTACCCAACACCGGGAAGCAGTGAACAGGATAATAAAATAAGACTTCTGTTAGGAATGTATCCATCAGAATTACAATCAGATGGCGATAGAAATAGTATAACAAAAAATTACCCTCAAGCATTAATTACATATACAGCAGCATTATTTTGGTTGTTACATATGAATGATTCACAACGAGGACAACAAACATTAGGTCTAGCAACAATGTTATTACAATCATTTGCAACACAAGATGAAGTAAATAAATTAGTAAACATAACAATTAAATTACCTAATTAGGAGGAGCAATGGCAAACGCAATATATCCAAAAGCAAAAGAATCACTATTAAAAGGTGAGCTTGATTTGGAAGATAACACTATCAAAGTAGTATTAGTAGATACTGGTACCTATACATACGATGCAGCACATGATTTCTATAATGACTTATCTGGTGTACTTGGTTCAGGGGTAGCATTATCTAGTAAGACTGTAGCACTAGGTGTATTTGATGCAGCAGATGTAACATTTACTACACCAGCATCAGGTACAAGTATTGAAGCATTAGTTATTTATAAAGATACAGGTAACGTAGCAACAAGTAATCTTATAGCTTATATAGACGCAGGAACGGGATTACCGTTTACTACTAATGGAGCAGATATAGATATTGTTTGGGACTCTGGTTCTAACAAAATCTTTGCAATATAATGGGCGGAAAAAAGACACCTGCATGGACACGTAAAGAAGGGCAAAGTCCTACTGGCGGATTAAACGCTAAAGGTAGAGCTTCAGCTAAAGGCAATCTTAAAGCACCACTAAATAAAGGCACAAGTGGTAGAAGAGTTAGCTTTGCAGCTAGATTTGCAGGAATGAAAGGACCTATGAAAGATAGTAAAGGTAACCCTACACGTAAGGCATTAGCCCTTAAAAAATGGGGATTTGGCAGTGTTGCAGCTGCACGTAACTTTGCAAATAAACATAAAAAGAGGAGTGCATAATGGCAAAACCAGGATTATACGCAAACATACATAAAAAACGTAAAAGAATAAAAGCAGGTAGTGGAGAAAAAATGAGAAAGCCTGGAAGTAAAGGAGCACCAACAGCTGCTAATTTTAGGCGTTCAGCACAAACAGCTAAAAAAAGAAGGAGAGCATAATGGCAATAGCAGGTAATAAGATAACAAGAGCTAAGATTGAAGCTGATGCAATTGATGGTACAAAAGTAGCTGATGACTCACTAGATAGTGAGCACTATGCTGCAACTAGTATTGATAATGAACATCTTGCAGACAATGCTGTGGGTACAGATGAAATTGCTGATGATGCTGTCACATATGCTAAGATACAAAACGTATCTGCTACAGATAGAATACTAGGTAGAGACTCGGCAAGTGCAGGAGTAATCGAAGAGATTACACCAGCTAATTTACGTACAATGATTAACGTAGCTGATGGAGCTAACGCATATACTCACCCTAATCATAGCGGTGAGGTTACATCCACAGCAGACGGAGCTACAGTAATAGCAGATAATATAGTAGATGAAGCAAACTTAAAAGTATCTAATAGTCCTAGTAATGGATATATGTTAACAGCACAAAGTGGAGATACAGGTGGTTTAACCTGGGCAGAAGCTGGTGGTGGTGGTACTAGTAACGCAGACTACAACATGATTATAAATGGTGACATGGTTGTAGCACAAAGAGGTATTACTATAACAGATGCAATAGTTAATGACGTATCAGTTACAACAAATGCAGATGATAGTTATACATTAGATAGATGGATACTATTATCAGATGGAGACAACATTGTAGATGTTACACAACAAACTGATGGACCAGATGGTGGTAGTGCTAAGAGTATAAGACTAGATGTAGAAACAGTAGATAAAAAATTTGGCATAGCTCAGATAATAGAAAATGTTAATTGTCATGAAGGTATAGGTGGTACAGTTAGCTTAAAGTTTCATGCTAAGGTAGCAGGGAGTGGTAAGTTAGATGACCTTAGAGCAGCAGTAGTAACATGGTCAGGAACAGCCGATAGTGTAACAAGTGATATAGTAAATGCGTGGGAAGCAGAAGGAACTGTGCCTACATTAATTACTAATGCTACCTATGAGAATACAGCTGCTGACCTTAATCCTACAACATCATGGGCAGAATACAAAATAGAAAACGTATCAGTAGATACAAGTAGTGGAGCAAACATTATAGTATTTATATGGTCAGGAGTTACAGATACAGATGCAGGTGATTTCTTATATATTACAGATGTACAACTTGAAAAAAGTGCAACAGCTAACGGATTCAAAAGACAACCTATACAACAAACAATTGCAGACTGTGAAAGATATTATGAAACCAGTATGTCATGGGGAGAAGATTCTCAGTACCAAGGACAGAAAGTAGTACATGGTAATGCAAGTAGTACGTTTAGTGGTACTGTTGGTAACCTAGATGGTATACAGCTTAGGATATTAAAAAGAGCTACACCAACGTATACTATATACCATCAAGACGGCACTGCAGGTGCTGTATACGGTCCGATTCATGTAGGGGCTAAAGTAACAGGGGTAGCAGCTCAGCATACTATGGATAGAGGGTTCTTATTTGCAAATAAATCAAGTGCATTTGAGAATGGTGAGGCATATTACTATGCCTATACAGCGGAGGCAGAACTATAATGGCAAGGACAATACAGTCAGCAAAAAAAGTTAAAGATGAATATACAGATACTGAACTCAATGAGTACAGGGTAACTTACACAGATGGTGTATTATCTACTGTACCTAAAACTACACAAAATAAAGATTACAGGCAATTACTAGCATGGGTAGAAGCAGGTAATACAATAGCGGAGGCAGACTAATGGCAGTAAGTTCAATACAAAATGGTACTGTTACTACCGATGGTAGTGAACAAACAATAGGTTCAGCTGTTACAGATGATGCAGCATATACAGGTTATTTAGATATGACTAACAACGCTACTGGAGATACCATAGTAATTAAAATTAAAGTTAGAATTGCTGGTAGTGATGATAGAGTAATGATTAAAGATACGTTTAGTGGTGCACAAGATGAACCATTGTATCATTTTCCACCAATAACAAGTACAGAAAATTTTACTTGGACAATAGAAAAAACAGGTGGAACAAA